ACGCGCTTGACGCGCTTCGCGAACGAGGTTTGCGCTCGGCGAACATTAGTCTTACGACCTTTAGAACGAAATCCCTTACCAGGCTTACGAGCATACTTGCGTTTGTACGCCATGGCATGAGGTAGTTCTCCACACTCCACAGAGGCTTATAAAGCCACCGTGTTACGTGTTACGAGGTGACGGGTAATAATAGACCGTCACCTCGAAACGTCGCGATTATGCAACGTTTCATATTTTTTTTTTTGCAACCCACAATCGCAGCATAGGAGTCATATTAAGTTTCGCCTAGCCGCAAGCGGGGCGAGTGGTTACAATATCTTTTCCTAAACAAGGGAGCCTGAGGTGCAGGGTAAAACCTATTCGACATCAGGATGACCATCTTTGGAATTTGCTTTACCGTAAACAATTACACGGACGCGAACATTCGCGCAATCCGTGGATGCATTGGCAAACGTGGCATCACGTATGTCATTTACGGAAGAGAGGTTGGGGTGAGCGGCACGCCGCATCTCCAAGGATACCTCCAAAGCAGCCAGAAGCAGTTCGATCGGCTAAAGAAAGCGATCGGAGAGGCACACATGGAAGCAGCAAAGGGTACAGACGTAGAAGCTGCTGAGTATTGCAAAAAGGACGGGGACTGGTGGGAAGCAGGCGAACAGAAGCCGCTTCCGCGACGGGGACAGGGAGCGCGTGCAGACCTAGATGCAGTTAAAGAGGCAATCGATAGGGGTGAGTCATATGATGAAATATGCGAGGCACATTTTGAGACAGCTGCAAAGTACGGACGCTTTATTAAAGAAAGGGTACAGGCCAAGCTCTCGAACGAGCAGCTGGAGGGATCGCGAGAGCACTTCGAAACTACATCTCTCTACAAGTGGCAGAGGCGCTTAGATCAAATAGTGAAAGCGGATCCGGATCCGAGGAAGATCATGTGGTTCTGGGAAACGGTCGGGAACATGGGGAAGAGTTGGATGGCCAACTATCTCGGGTGCCTGCTTGGAGCAACAGTCCTTACAGCCGGGAAGAAGGTCGACATGGCGTTCATCTTTGCCCAGAAGCCGACCAAGATTGTGGTCTTCGACTTGAGCCGGACGACGGAGCCTGTCGATGGGAAGAGCTTTTTGGATGGGATCTATTCGCTGGCGGAAGATCTGAAGAACGGACGCGTGGTGAGCACCAAGTACGAGAGCAAGACTGTGTACTTCCAGAGCCCACATGTGATTTTCTTCGCGAACTTCGAGCCAGACCACTCTAAGTGGTCTGCCGATCGGTATGCAGTGCATATGATCAAACCCACGGACATCTAAGGATCGCGATAGAAGACATCGCTAAACGATGCAACATATGCAATGTTGTCGGTCGGCAACGTGCCGAACGCATCGTAGGCAACCAGGATCACATGAAGCTCGTGTGTATCATTATGAAAATTTGAGCCATCAGTTGGTCCAAACTTGAGAAGTTTCTTCCGAGGAACCCATATCTGTTTAGTAAAGGTGTACTCATCGCTTGCATTGTCCATATAGCCATCGTGTGGCTTCCAAACACCGCTCTTGAGAATCTTGACAAAGTCCGTGTTGATCTGATCCAACAACGCATTGCCAGTGACGTTCCTGAACCATGCACTATACGAATAAGTAGCACCCCTCGGTGCTGCAGTTACCCACCACTTGAAAGTGACATTAGGACGGTCGGCCTTCTGGCCGATGAGCATACGCAGCTTGTAGCCGCTGATATTTATTTGGTCTCCGACACGCTGGCTGTCTCCAACTCCCTGTGACGGAACAGAAATAGTCTGATCGTTGAGATGCATGATGTTTGCCGGCTGGTTGTGATACAGCTCAGCCTTCTGATGGTTGGTGCCCTTGCTCTTGGACTCGCACGTCTTGAACATCACGCGCTTGACGCGCTTCGCGAACGAGGTTTGCGCTCGGCGAACATTAGTCTTACGACCTTTAGAACGAAATCCCTTACCAGGCTTACGAGCATACTTGCGTTTGTACG